AAGGACAGAGATCACCGGCAAGGATGATGGGCCGGTAGAAATGGTGGTGACATGGGGCGGCGTGAAGTAATCATCCCTTACCACCCAAGGGCGGCTTTCATGCCGTTTCACTTGAGGACAGAGAGATGGTCATGCCTACTCGCCCACCGTAGAGCTGGAAAGACCGTAGCGGCAATCAATGACCTGATCAAACGAGCCATCACCGAAAGCGGTAGGGGCGCACAGTATGCTTACATAGCCCCATTCAGAAGCCAAGCCAAGCGGGTGGCATGGGATTACCTCAAGCATTACGCCGCACCAGTAACCAAAGCCACAAACGAAGCTGACCTGATGGTTGAGCTGGTGAACGGTGCAAAGATCATGCTGTTTGGCGCAGACAACGCAGACTCTATGCGGGGCATGGGCTTTAACGGCGTTTATATGGACGAATACGGCGACTTCAGACCAAGCGTATGGGGAAACATCATCAGACCGTGTTTGAGTGATCGGCTTGGCTGGGCTGTATTTGGGGGAACGCCAAAGGGCAAAAACCAGTTTCACGACATTTACAAGGTTAGCCAAGTAGTGCCTGATTGGTTTCTGTTAAGGCTGCCAGCATCCGTGTCTAAGATATTGCCCGACTCAGAATTGCAAGCGGCAAAGTCTCAATTAAGCCAAGACCAGTACGACCAAGAGTATGAGTGCAGCTTTGATGCCGCTATCCTTGGTGCGTTCTTTGGTCAGGAAATGCGCTTAGCTGATGATGAGGGCAGGATATGTGAGTTGCCGTTTGAGCCAGAATCGTCAGTCTATACAGCGTGGGACTTAGGTTACCGAGACGACACCGCCATCTGGTTTTATCAGGTAGTGCGGGGTGAGATCAGGGTAATGGATTACTACGCTGTCAGCGGCGCAAGCATTGAGGAAATCTGTGATGCGGTCATAGCCAAGGGCTACCGATACACCCGCCATTACCTACCGCATGATGCTAGAGCCAAGACCCTTGCAAGCGGTGGTAAGTCGATTGTCGAGCAATTGGCGGCACATCTGGGTGGCATGAGCAAGCTGGCAATAGTGCCTGAGATTGGCATACAGGACGGCATCCAAGCGGTGCGGATGATTCTGCCTATCTGTTACTTTGACTCCAGATGCGATGAGGGTTTGGAAGCGTTAAGGCAATATCAGCGGGAATATGATGAGGACAAGAAAACATTTCGTCAAACTCCGCGCCATGACTGGTGCTCACACCCCGCAGATGCGTTTAGAATGCTTGCAGTAGCCTATCGACAAGAAGCAAAAGATCAGACACCGCCCAAGGGCAAGACCCTGCAAACCATCACACTCGATGAGCTGTGGGATTATGAGATGCAACATAAAGAGGAGCGAATATGAGCCAGCCAGTAGCAGAAGTCGGTGCATACAAAAACATCACCGCCACAGGCGCAGTCACAACAGGCCCATGCCAGTTGATTGGCTTTTACGTTAATAACACTATTGCAGGCACATTGGTGCTCAGAGACGGTGGCGCAAGCGGTACGGTTATGTCAGGCACGATTACGCCCGCCATTGGGTTTCACCCATTCCCTGCCAATGTAGGAACTAGCCTACACGCAACCGAGGGTGGCACACTAGATGTGACATTCTTCTTTGCCAGCGGTAACTGATCATGTACGAAGAAAACGGCGCATATGATGGCGAAGACCCAGGCCCGTACTGGCATGACCAGATTGAGACCGCCATCAAGATATTTGACAAGTGGGAGAAGCGCGGTTTAAAGGTTGTCAAGCGGTATCGAGACGAGCGTGATGCTATTGAGATGCCAAGGATGAAGTTCAACATCCTGTGGTCAAACATCCAAGTGCTGTTTCCTGCCCTGTACGGCAGACAAGCCAAGCCCGAAGTCTCACGCCGGTACATGGATCAAGACCCTGTGGGTCGCCTTGCATCCACAATGCTTGAGCGTGTCATGGAATACGAGACCACGCAATTCGGTGACTTTGATGCAGCCATGTCTGGTGCGGTGCAAGATAGATTGTTGCCTGGTCGCGGCACGGCATGGATTCGTTATGAGCCTGTAATTGTCAATGACCGCCCCGAGGTCGAGGGTGTAGAACAAAACGAATCACAGGTTTACAACACTGTGGAAGACCCGACAGAGCGCATTGATGCGGCTCACAGCCCTATTGATTACGTCTACTGGTCAGACTTTTTGCATTCACCCGCCCGCACATGGGATGAGGTGTGGTGGGTAGCTCGCGCTGTCTACATGACCAAGGAGGAGGGGGTAGAGCGCTTTGGTGACGTATTCAACAACGTCAGCCTGACCAGCTCAAACACCGACATGGATGGCAAGAATCCATTGACCGCCAAGATGACCTACGACAAAAAGGCGATGGTCTATGAGATTTGGAACAAGCGCACGGCAAAGGTTTGCTGGATTGCCAAAGGTTATCCACAAGCATTAGATGAGCGTGATGACCCGCTAGAGTTAGAAGAATTCTTCCCATGCCCTAAGCCGTTGATGGCAACTACCACCACCGGCACAATGATTCCTGTACCGGACTATTGCGAGTATGAGGATCAGGCGCAAGAGCTTGATAACCTGACACAACGCATTTACCTGTTGACCAAGGCTTGTAAAGCGGTTGGCGTGTTCAATGCTGAGTTCAAAGAGCTGGCTCGAATGTTCAGCGAGGGTGTGGACAACAAGCTGTTCCCTGTTACTGGTTGGGCGGCAATGTCGGAAAAAGGCGGCTTAAAAGGCGCTATCGACATGATGGACACCTCGCAGATTATCATCACATTGCGAGAGCTGTACGCTGCCAGAGAACAGGTCAAGCAGTCGATTTACGAGATCATGGGCATATCGGACATCTTGCGTGGATCGTCCAAAGCCCAAGAAACCCTTGGCGCTCAACAGCTCAAGGCCAACTTTGGTAGCTTGCGGTTACGCAGTAGCCAAGGTGACGTGGCTAAGTTTGCTACCGACATTTTTAGGCTCAAAGCGCAAATTATCTGTAAGTTCTACCCACCTGAGCTGATTGTCGAGATGTCTGGCGTGATGAACACCTCAGACGGCAAAGACCCGCAATTGTTGCAAGCGGCATTGCAAATGTTGTCCAACAGCACGATCAGGGACTTCCATATTGCAATTGAGGCTGACAGTTTGGCTCAGATTGATGAGCAAGCAGAAAAGCAAGGCGCACAAGAAGCCATCCAAGCTATTGGTTTGTTCTTGCGTGAGGCAATCCCCATGATTAGCCAAGCGCCCGAGACTTTGCCAATGGCTTCCGAGATGCTGTTATTCCTTGTACGCCGGTTTAGAGCCGGTCGGGGATTGGAGAGCGCGGTCGAAAGAGCAATGAAAGCCTTGCAAGACAAGGCAGACCAAGCGGCTCAACAACAGCCTGGCCCACCGCCCGAGATGCTACAGATGCAAGCTGATCAGCAAGCAGAACAGATGCGTATGCAAGCACAAGCGCAAACCGAGCAAATGAAAATGCAAGCGCAGGCTCAAATTGAACAAGGCAAGGCACAGCTTGAGATGCAGATGCACCAAGCCAAGGTCGAGGCTGAGATGCAATTGGCGCAGATGAAAGCCGATTTTGAGACTGTTAAGCAGAACAATGAACTTCAAATCAAAGCCAGAGAGATGGCAGGGAAAGAAGAATATGAACGATGGAAAGCAGAACTTGACGCAGCGACTAAGATCATGGTGGCAAGGATTGGTAGCAACCCTGGTGTCGACCTACCAGTCATTGAAGCAGCGGCTGCACAAATAACCAACGAGCTGGGCGGGACGATTGTCCAAGCAATGGACAAGATGTCAATGATGCACGACCAAATGGCAAACTTGCACGGTGAGACCATGCAAAACATTGGTCAGGCTATGCAAAAGCTCAACGCACCCAAGAAAGTCATCAGGGGTGCTGACGGTCTTGTCATAGGCGTGGAGACCACATGAGCCTAGCCCTTGCTGATCGGGTAAGACAAACCACCACCTCAACAGGTACTGGAACGATCACGCTAGATGGCTCGCTTGAGGGATTTCAGTCTTTTGCGGTCATTGGTAACGGTAATACGACCTACTACACCATTTCGGGCGGCGCTCAATGGGAAGTGGGAATCGGTACTTACTCTAGCGGGACACTAGCTAGAACAACCGTAATTTCCTCATCCACAGGCTCAAAACTTGATCTTGCGGCTGGCACAAAGGATGTATTTGTCACCTTACCGGCAAGCGTGGCGGTTACAAGCGGCACAGATGTAACGTTTACCAAGGTCACCGCGCCTACAGTTCAAGCAACCAATTCAGCAGGGTTATCCCTTAAAAACTCGGCAGGCACAACCCAATTAAGCGTGGGCGCTGGCGGTGGGGATAACTTGACGTTAAGCGTGTCGACCAACATCAATGGCGTAAACGCCCAAGTGGACATCAGCCCGACAGGTACAGGTCATGTCCACATGAAGCCCACAGGTACAGGTTCGGTTGAGATAGCGCCAACAAATGCAGGCACATTGGATAACTTGGTCATTGGCGGCATTACCCCTAAAAATGGCACGTTTGTCAATGTAGCCGCAACCACTGGCACGGTATCAACAGCACCGTCAGGCGGTACAGACATTGTGAACAAGACTTACGCAGATGGATTAGCCGCTAAGTGGGGTGAGTGATGTTTGGCATATCAGCTTTTGCACAGCTACCGTTTAGCGCGGTTGGCGATGCTGCCCCGCCACCTCCACCTCCTGCGGACATTTTGCTTGGCGGTCACTTTGGCTTTGACGAAAAAAAGCGCGATGCACAATGGGCTAAAGACCGAAAGTTAGAGGGTCAGCGCAAGCTCAAACTGCAAGAGGCGTTGTTTGGTCTACCGCCCGAGGTAAGGGAAGAGATTACTTCCGCGCCCGAGCAAACAATAGAGGTTGCGGTCAGAAAACAAATTGATTATGATTTGCTCATGCAAAGGGTCAAAGACCTTGAGGTGCGTGTTAAGCTCAAACGTGATGAAGAAGATATTGCAATGATCTTGGAGATGATGTGAGAACAACATGGGTATTTCCATCTGACGGTAGCGAGCCTTATGAAAAGTCTAAGGGTCGATCTGGCGAATACACCACTGTCATGG